TAGATGTGGCCGTCCGGCATTGGAACGGACCGCGATAAATGTGTAATGTGATTTGGCTACACTATTCTAGCCAGCTTCCCGTCAGAAGGTTTTCCGCCAAACAGGTGGTTCAAATAAGCCAATCCCTTCTGGGTGACAAGAACCTTAGTGACGACAAAGCCCGGGTGGTTGGTGCGCTCGATGAACTTCTCTTTCATCTCGAAGTAGCCGGCATCAATAAACCTTTGCTTGGGCTCGTTGCGGTTGGCGAAGAATACGCCCGCTTTCCTTAGCTTCTCGAACAGCGTATTGCGCCCAAAGCCGAGTTTCAGGATCTTGGCGGACATTCCTATATCTACCTTGTCGTCGGTGGCGAAGGCTGCGTCAGCAAAGTCAGCCTTTGGTTGGAGTTTGGCGTTCTTCTCTTCCAGCTGTTTCTTCTCCTGCGCCAGCCGTTGTTTTTCCTCTTCCGATGATACGAGGGCTTTCAGGGCTTCGAGGTAGGTTTGCGGAGTTTGAGGTTTGCGCTTCTCCAGTTCGAGTTGCTCCCAGCGATCAATAATCTTCTCACGGAGTACTGCGTCGTAGCCGGAGGCGAGGATCAGGCAGCCTTTTTTGGTGAGTTCGAAGCAGGGGAGTTCTTTGTATCCTCCTCTTGGCTGTGGCTGCTTGTAGGATGACTCCTCAAAATTGAGGTGTGATACTCCCTGCTTAAGTAAACTGCGGATATCACGAACTATATTGTCGTGACGCTTCCCTGTGAGTTCAGCTATTTCAAGCGAACTCATTCTATCCGTCTCGTGGATTAACGTCGCCATCAAACTACTGTTATTCGTCCGATGATGATTGTCGATATTGTTAAGCATAAACAATAAAAAAAGGTATATTGCCTTTCCCGCTGCTTAACACATATCGACTATGCTGTGGTTCCATTACAGTTCCACACGGGGGTACAATATACCTCAATATTTTAAATACAAGCATAAAAAATGCCTGCATAAGAATGCAAGCTCCGCCTGCACAGTCGATTTAAATATGTTAAGCACCGCAAACATACAAACTATTTTTGAAAAATGCAAGAAAAAACAACTTTTTTGCGTGATGTATGAAGATATATGACGATTTATTTGCATTTGTGAGCAGTTGTCCGTTATTTTGCCCACGAACATATAAACACACAAATTATGAGAAAAATATTATTTATTTTGGCAGTAATAATGTCTGTATTTTGTTATTCGCAAAACAAAGAAGAATCAAAGAAATTGACTAAATTTGAGGAGTTTACATCAAAAACAGGTTCTATCATGAAGTTTGTTGATGTGAAAATGCCCAATATTCCATTATTCTTTATGGGAAGTATTGAAACTGGAGTAAGAACTATTCTAAATAGTCAAGAAAATGCTTATTTTTACCGGATTGAACAAGGGGAGACCTCAAAAAGTATTGCTCATGTAGCCATGATTGAATATTCTGATTTAGTTGAAGTAAACAAGGCACTTGAAAAACTCGTAAGTGAAGTGAATTCTGATATTCAAAGCAATCCTGATTATTTGGAAAATAAATTTATAACTGAAGATGGATTTCAAATAGGTTATTATGTGTCTAAAGGAAAAGCTTCTTGGTATATAAAGCTTGAAAGATATGGATCAAGTACAGTTTTTGTCAAGAATGCGGAAGCATTAATATCTGCGTTTAAGAATGCGCAATCTAAGATTGAAGAATTAAAAGGTGCACAATAAAACTAACACACACAACAATGAAGAAAATTCTATTCTTATTGGCTATGCTGCCAATGTTTGTTTTTACAGCGTGTTCATCAGATGATGACGAAATAGAAGGTCCAATTATAAAATCATCCCTTATTGGATCATGGTCTACTGGCGTTGAGGATATTCATAAATATATAGAGTTTGAATCAGATGGTACAGGTTTTTATGCCATATATAATGGAGCAAATATGGGGCAAAACTATTTGTTTTCTTACGAAGTTGATGAAAAAACTATTAGCATTAAAATAACTTATTCTGAAACTAAGGGATTAATAGGGAAGAATAAACAATGGGATTGTGAATTTTCTGGAGATAAGCTAAATATTAAAAATGAAACAGAAAAAGGGGTATACAAGAAGATAAATTAGATTACTACTCAAACATTTTAAATCCGAGAAAATTATGAAAACGTTTTTATTGATGTTGGCTGTATTGATATATTCAACAGTTAACTACGCCCAAGAAAAGAAAGAAGTAACCATTAAGGCTGGAACTATTGTTCCTCTAGAGGCAATAAACAATGTTAGAGCTTCTAAGGTACATGAAGGACAAACTATTGATTTTAAAGTTTCAAGGGATGTTGTTATTGATAGAATTGTAACCATACCTGCAGGAACGATAGCTAAAGGAACAGTATATGAAGCTAAAAGATCAGCATGGTTTGGAACAAAGGGACGTCTAGGTATTAAAGTAAGATATTTAACTTTGCCTTCTGGAGATACTGTAAACTTTGCATCTTCTGAAGTTTATATTACTGGGAAAAATCGTACTCCTCTATCAGTAGTCATCTTTTGTTTCACATGTCTTCCTCTTCCTTGTGGTTCTAAAGCTGAAATGAAGATTGGGTATGAGTTTGATGCTACAGTAGCAAATAATGTAACTGTTGTTTTATAAACCAATCTGCACTCCTAACCAGTTTCCCGCCTGTCTAAAGATGGGCGGTTTTTATTTGTGTTATTATAATTGCTCGTAATCATATTGATCTAAGTGATAAAGCTGGTGCTCTTGATAGTGAAGATGTAGGTGCTGTAACTGTTAATAATCTAAATATTACTTAAAATAATGGTGCTAGTGATCAAACAAGTGCTGTTGTTTGGTGTTGTTGTTGTATATTTGTGCAGTTAACTTATAAGTTAATTATGAAAGAAATAGAATATACTATTGAATTATTTGAAGAATATGACAACATTAACTTCTATACAATCAGATTTAAAGGTGATGTGTATACAGAGGCTGAAAAGTTTCTGCTTAAATTCCCAGAAGGATGTGAATTTGATAAAGATATAGATGTTATATTGTCGTGGTTAGAAAAAATATCAGAGAAAGGAGCGTTAGAAAGATATTTTAAGCCAGAAGGTAGATATGGAGATGGAGTATGTGCTATCCCGATAGAGATTGGAAATAATATAAGGCTATATTGTTTGAGATTATCCGATAATATGTTGATTATAGGAAATGGCGATGTAAAGGATGCTAATTCTTGGCAAGATAGTCCAATATTATCAAGGTATGTTCAATTATTAATTGAAACAAGTCGGTTTATTAATTCTCGAAAACAAAACGATCAGATTCGTTATAAAAATAAAATATTAGAAGGAAACTTAAGATTTAAAACGCATGAAAAAGAATAGTTTGTTTGAAGCAAGAAGAAAACGTATTTCAAATGAAACTAGAGAATTTATATCTTTTTCATTTGAAATAGTTGATAGGATTCATGAAATTCTAGAATCCAAAGGGTTAAAGCAAAAAGATTTAGCGACTTTATTGGGTAAATCTGATGCTGAAATTAGTAAATGGATGAGAGGTACTCATAATTTTACAATTAATACAATAAAGTCTATTGAGAATGTATTAAAAGAGCCTATAATAGAAGTAATTTCAAAGAAGGAGCCGATTATAGTAATGTTTCCTATTTCTGTTGACTCTATGAATATTCCTTCGAAAGGGAAGCATTCTTCAAGTAATTATAATGATTTTAAATTTAAATCAGAATCGCTTTGATATGGAAAAGAAATTGCAGGTGCGCATTGTCTCAATAAAAGAAGATAGTTTTAGTGTTGATTATGATAGGCTTCCTGAAACTAAAGAAGATTGCGAGAAAAACGCGTCTCCTTATTTTGGGATTAGTATGAGTGTAAATGAAGAAAAATCATATTTAACGGCTCATGCACAAGTAAAATATATATTAACTGAGAATTCACAAGATGTTGATATAGTGTCATTAAAGTATTCTTATACATTGCGTATAAGTGATATTTATGACATTATTAAATATCCAAACGAAAAAGATAAAACGACATTTGAAGTTCAAAATAAATTTATTGAAAAGTTTGTTCCTGATGTCTTTGCTACAGGAAGAGCTTTATTGGCTCCGAAGCTTATGAATACCGTATTATCTGATTTCTATTTACCTTTTGGTGGAGAACAGGATATATTGAGGAGAATAAAAGAGAATAGAGTAACTAAAGATAAGGCGGACTAACATCCGCCTTTCTTTTTGCCCGTTTCTCTTATTTCCATCCATAATTACCTCAAACTTCCTTATTCTTTCGTATTTACTGGGAAAGAAATAGCAAATTTCCCACAATTCGCCAATTGTGGTTCATTCGCAATCTGATAATTTTCATATAGACTCACCGCATTGTATTTTTATGCTGATTTAAAAAGATTTGCATAAAAGAACTAATCATGAAAGAAAAAATTTTCCAAGCTTTAAAACTAGCGTACTCAAATCTAGGGTTAAGCGATGAAATTTTGCAGGGACAGGCTGACGCTTTATCTGCATTAGGCCTAGTAACTGAAGATAACTTGGCAACTGTTGTACAGGGGCAAAAAACGTTTTTAACCTCTCTTCAGAGCGGTATTGATAGACGGGTAACTGATGCTGTCAATAAAGCAAAGGAGAAAGAGGCTGCAGGTGGGGGCGAGCAGAACAAACAGCAACCAGAAAACGAGGAGCCGGAGTGGTTCAAAAAGTACAAGACTGAACAGGAACAGCGTTATTCCACGTTAAAAAACGAGAATGACGCATTTAAGGCTGAAAAGTCACGTGCTGAGAGAAACAGTCTAATCTCTTCAAAAGCAAAAGAACTGGGTATCCCTGAATGGCGAATGAAAGAAGGTTTTGCTATTTCTGACGAAATGGATGAAACGGCAATTACGACCTATCTTTCAGGCATCAAACAGAATATTGTTACCGCAGGGCTTGAAACAAAAGATTCGGCATTCCCTTTATCCACTCCTTCTGAAAAAGGCAAGGAAATGGCTATACAGTGGGCAGAAGGATTGCCAGACGCTAATTAAAAACAAATACTATGGCTATTGAATTTGAAAAAGGACAGATTGAAGGCGGATTCCCCGTATTTTGGAGAGGTGAGTGTAAAGTTATCCCTGGGGATTTTAAACTCAAGCAGTCATTTCCAGAAGGTACTTTGATCAGAAAAGGTACTCCAATTGCGTTGGATTTTGCAAATATGGAGTGCACAGTATGTAAGGCTGTTAAGATCGTATCTGGAGGAACAACTTCTGCTCCGCGAATTGTAAAAGGAAGTTTGGTACAGGTCGGCGATAAGCTGAAGATTGGTGAAAACGAACAGGCTATTAATAGCATTGATAGATCGAATGCTGATTACGATGTCGTTACGCTAGCTGCCGCATTGACTGGAGCTACGGCTAATGCCTTTGCTGTCGTTGGGACAGATGTGCCAAATGCGGTGGTAGAAACAGACAAGGAGTATAAAACCAATATGGATTTTCAGACTGTTTCTGCAGGTTATGATGTGATTATTCTGAAAGAAGTAGCTTATCCGATGCCAGAAGATTGGCTTTTGGGCGGATGGTGCATGAAGAATAATCCAAGTATTAAATATGTAAGACAATAAGCTATGCCGGGATTATTTTACAGCTCTATTTTTGGCGAACTGACCAAACAGGTACAGATTCGTATTGATGCCGCTTCTCAATTGAGAAAGCGTTTGTTTGACCAGAATATCTATGAACGATATTTGGATTGGGACACCCCTACTGTTGGTTTGAACTTCGAAGAAATAATCGGACAGTATAACCTAAGCGTTGCAGCTGCGACCTTGGACTCTAAAGGTAAAGAGCCTATTATGGGAACCGAGGGCTTTAAAACGTTGAAGCAGAAGGTTCTTGCTCATCAAATGAGTTATTCTATGCCTATTGAGGATTATCGCAAGGTTCTTCAGGTTCTAGATTCTCGTATGCTGACTGATGAGCAGAAGACTCAGGAATTAATCGATCTCATGTGGAACAATGTCACAAAGGTGGTAAATTCTGTACAGTCCAAACTGGATATTATCTTCTTGGGTGCTCTTTCAAACAAGGGAGTATTCACTTTTGATGCAAACAACAATCCTGAAGGTGGTGTAAGAGGCGTTATTGACTATAAGATGCCGTCTGAAAACATTGCAAAGACTACGGTTGATTGGGTGCAGGGGAACGAAAGTACAGTAGACTGTTTTGAAGACTTGCAGGAGATTTTGGACGCTGCTCAGGATAAGGTTACATTTGACAAGATTCTAATCTCCCAAAAGAGACTATCTTTCATTCTTCGTAACAAGAAGATGAAGCAGGTGATTTACGGTACAGACAAGATGGGTACTCCTCTGCTGCTTGGCGGATTGAATGAATTCATGCGTCAAAATGGATTTCCGGAATTTGAAATTATCAGACGTACTACTCGAATCCAAAATAACGGTAAGTTGACGGATTATCAACCTTGGAATGATAAAAACCTTGTCTTTATTCCTGCCGGTAAACTTGGAGTTATCAAGAATGCTTATGCAGATAATGAATTGAGGCAAGAGCGTGGTGTTACTTACTCAAACTACGGAAGAATCCGGGTATCTCAATGGGGTAAGGGTGAGACTGACAATTCAAACGGTGTTGAGTTTACTAAAGCTCAGTCATTGTCTTTGCCGGTCATCACTGAAATTAACGGTATTTACTCGTTGACTGTTGAATCGTGACAATAGGTGACTACATAAAGCAATGTTTTTCTCCGCTTGGTGACATATCAGATGCTGGAGTAGAAAAGTTCGCGTTGGGGCTGGGAATTGATCCGAGCTCCGATGTGGACATTAGTACAAAAGTGAAGATATCCGGTTCGGTGGATAAGTTTATGGATAAAATCCTTACTCATCCTACTTCTGTCTCAGAGAATGGATTCTCTAAGTCTTGGGGGGCTGATACACTGTTGAACTATGCAAAATATATGTTTAAGATGTATGGCATAACTCCTAATGACGATACGGCAGCTTTGGTTGGAATAAGTATCATTAAAGACGCATCTAATATTTGGTAATATGCTAGAAGAAACTCCACATAAATTGCAAATACAAGTTATTACTCCGGAAGAGAATGACGAGTATGGGCGTTTAATTACAGGAACCGGTGGAGAATCTTGGCAGGATGTAGCTGACTGCTTCTGCCATGATAATTCACAACAAAAGGAAGTGTCGGTAAATGGTGAACGTTGGATGTACAATTATCATGTTGTCTACGAAGGAGGCAAGATTCCTCTAGGAAGCCGTGTAAGATGCTTGGATTCTGACGATAATACTGTTAGAGAAGGTAAAGTGAAGAAAAATGCCGAGTGTTATTCGGAAGAGTTTAAAGGTAGATGTGATATTTGGATATGATTGCAACAACAGACATCGCGAACATAATATTTAAGGATTGCAAGGCTTTTGAGATATCCGAAGTATACCAGAGAGGTAATATACCTGAAGGTAAGGTAAATACTGAAAGGATTGTAGTTTATCCCAAAACTCAACAGCCCAATACTTATTGGGAGAAGGGATACGTTGAAGTTAATCTTTGCGTTCCTTTATCAAGGTCGGGGAAGGCTGATCTTATTCGCTTGAATGAACTGGAAAGGAAGGCTAAAGAAATGTTCAAAGATGGAGTTGTAGGGCAATATGACGGTTCATGGTATCGGTATTCTTCTGAAACTACCGGAATAGAGGAAGATAAAGAGTTATGTTGTTACTATGTGAATGTGAAATTATTATTTGAAGTATTAAACGTAAATTAAAAAGATATGAAACCGTTTATAGGAATTAAAAAGATTTGGTACGGTGATGTTATTACTTCTGCTGTAACTAAAACTAGCCTTAAAACTTGGTTAGGTACTGCTACAGAAGTTGAGAACTCTCATCAAGATACTTGGGGGTATACGGAGGATGATCCTAACTATACCGATTATATTAACGAGTTGAATGGTAGCATCTATTATCGTGATGTGACACAAAAAGGGGCTAAAACAATTGCTTTCACTATGGGCGTTTTCTCCTTTGATGATAAGGTAGATCTGCAAGGTGGTGAAAAAGTTGATACAGACGCAGGATGGGCCGCTTCTGATACTCCGGGGATTATCAATAAAGCCATTGTTGGACAGACGAAGACCGGAAACTATATTGTATTCACCAATGCTGCGGTCATTGCTAAAGGGAATGTTGTGGAAAAAAATATTGGTTTGGGAGTAACAGCTGTTGCTATGGAAAATCCTAGCGCCGGCGTGAAGAGTGACTATATGTTCGACGGAGAAAAAGTAGATGCTGCATGAACTGTTGACAATATCGCATCCATGTCTTCTGATACTTCTCTCAATTTGAATAGTTCTACGACTAAGTCAAAGCGGGTGAACGCTGGAACTGCTGTTAACTATGAGAGGTCTGGACAGGAAGATACTTCGCGATCAGCAGAGACATTATCTATATTATAAAGTGGTGAGGGGTGAGGGTTTATGTATCTCACCCTTTTTTAATAAATATCATTATGAATAAAGCTGCCATACTTATATCAGAAGCTATCACAGGAAAGGATTTCATTCCGATCATTGTAAATGGGAAAATGTACCGTGTAAATCCGCCTACAATACATAAAATAGCCGGTGCTTCGGCATATCTTGCAGTCCTTGATGACAACAAGGATATCGCGGGTGTTATATCTTCATTGAAAGACATTTCTGTCGCTTCTAGCGCACTTTCTTGGTTTATAGATGGAAATGATTCATTATCTGGAGAATTGTCTCATGGAACCTTAGAAGAAGTATTATCCGGTCTTACAGCGGCTTACTCTCTGATAGATGTGAAAAATTTTACGATGCTGTTAGGTTTAGCGAAGAACGTAGCAAATCTAACAGCAAAACAGAGATTATAGGAAATGATTGTATGCTAGGGCAAATTGCGTCGTTCATGGATAGCCTTCATTTGTCTTATGATGAAGTCGTTTATAAAATCCCATATCGCAATTTGATCATCATGCAAAAAGATAAGTTGCACGCTGTATACGATGGGGAGGTACTTAAGGAAGTATCTGATAAGGATTTCTTTGGTGAAAATATGAAATTTGATGAGTAATGGAAGTAACGGTTGATTTGTCGGGACTGGACGAGTTTGTTGAAGAGGTGGAGGAGTATGCAAATGAGCTTATGAAGGAAGCGGCGCATAATGCAGTTGACACTCAAAAGGAAAGAAATGTGAGTAGCAAGAAGACTTATCAGAACCATACGTGGAATCTTCGTAATGCTCCGGGGGCTGCTGTAGTTCGTGATGGGAATATCGTTTATCTATATGTTCCGGCAGATAGCGAACATGCGGGGGCCAAAAGCAAGACAGAGAACTTGCTTATATATGGGAAACTACCCAAAAACGGTGTTGTGTTCGCCGATGGAATGGAGTATGCGAGCTTTGTTTCTAGCAAGGGTTTTGACGTTCTGGATTCGGCAAGCCTAACCGTGGAGAAAGAGTTAAAGAAATCATTTGGTAACGAAAACGTAAAAGTCACATGGCAGGAATGAAATTTACCGCAGATGTTAATGTCGAAGACATTATAAAACTGCGTCAAGAAATAGATAAATTGAAGAAGTCTCTAATTGCTATTGCAGGGATACCCAATAGTGATTCGGCTATAAAACAATTAGAGAAAGAGATAGCGGCGGCTACTAAAAAATTAGAAGAGTATGAAAACAAATACCTTCAAATCCAAAAGCTGAAGCATGACATTGATTCTTCCAATGATGCAGTCAAAAAGGCAAAGGAAGAAACAGCTGCATTGCAATCCACAAATAAATGGATTGTGGCTAATACAGAAGCCGTAATAGAAACGGATAAGCAGATAAAACAATTAAAGAAAAGCTTTGTTGCTCTTGCTGATTCAGAGAAAACAGGTACTTCCGGAATTGGAATATTAAGACAGGTGCAGCAACTGGCAGCACAAAGATTAGTTGAAGAGGAAGCTGTCAGAAAAACAATTAAGGCACAGAAGGATCAGATAATTCAGAGCAAAGCCGAAGAGGGTAGTATAACTGCTCTCAGAAAGCAAATAATCCTATTGACTAAGGATTATGATGACCTCGGAAGAACGCGAAGAAACGGTGATGCTGGTAAGGCATTGTTGGCCCAAATCGCAAATGTTCAGAAGGAATTGAGTGCGGCTGAACAAGCTTCTGGCAGATTTCAAAGAAATGTAGGTAATTATGCAAGTGCATGGAATGGGCTCGGCTTCTCTGTACAGCAGGTGGCTCGTGAATTGCCATCTTTGGCTGTCAGTGCAAATACCTTTTTCCTTGCAATCTCAAACAACCTTCCTATCCTTGTAGATGAGATTGCTAAAGCAAGAAAAGAATATGCTGCATTTAAGGCTGAATTAGCTGCAGGAAATAAAGATGTCAAGGCTGTTGCTCCAGTTTGGCAGCAACTGACAAAGTCTCTTATTAGCTGGCAGACTGCTCTTGTTGTTGGATTAACTCTGCTTTCTGTGTATGGGAAGGAGATAATCAACTGGGGAAAAGAACTTGTGAGAGGAAAAAATTATGTATTGGATCTTTCTACTGCTGAACAAGAATTAGCTGCCGCTAGAAAAAAGGGTATTCAAGATTCGATAAAAGAAAGACTCGAATTGGATTTATTATATACTAAACTTAAAAGTGCTTCAACTTTATTAAAAGAGAGAACAGCTTCAATTAATGAATGGATTTCTAAATATCCTCAATATGCCAATGTTATAAATGAGGAAAAGATTGATATCGATAAATTATCAATTGCATATAGGGCATTAGGCAAAGAAATGATGCAGAGATCTATATATCAAAGTTATATGGATAGAGCTAAAGATATTTCAAATCAAATAGTGGATCAAGAAATAAAATTAAGAAATCAAACAAAGACCTTAAAAGAGGCCAATAAGAGAGTTGAGGAAGCAAATAAGAGATTGTTTGCTGCTCAGAAAAATGAAAGTGATACTTATTCCTCTTTAAGAGAGAAAAATGCAGCACAAAGAGAATTTACTGAGGCAAATAAAAATCTTGAAGAACAAGCTAGAATATATTCGGACATAAACAATAATGTCAGTAAGTTAAAAGGAAACTTAGGAGAGTTTATAAATTCGATAGACGTTGATAAATTGTTTCCTCAGCCAAAGGAAGGAACCTATGATTATTGGCAACAGCAAGTACAATTAGCTGATACGGCATTAAAACAAATAAAAGATACATATCTTAAAACCTTAAAATCGGGAAATACTAACGGGGTTCCAGAAGAAGTTGTAAAACAATATAATGCTCTCATAAAGCAGAAAACAGAAGCAGAAGAAAAGCTTAAACTATATGATGATAAAGGGTTAACTAAGGAGTATAACTCCATCGTAGACCAGCAAAAAAAAATCTCCGAACTATTATACAAGCAAGCAACCGAAAGGAAACGCAAGGAGCAAGATCTGGAGAATCAACTTACCCAGTCTCGTATTGACGCTATGGCAGAAGGAGAAGCCAAGATTCGTGCACAGCGTGAATTGGACAACAAGAAGGAGATACAGGATTTAGAACGTCAGCGGGAAGATTATATCCGGACGGAGATCGAGCTTCAGCGAAAGACTTTTGATGAACAGGAAAATTTGCGGGCGAAGCAGACTAAGAACTATAAGAAGAGAACGTTTGATGCATCTGCGGTGAAAGTAGATACGTCTGCTTTTGATAAAATTTTGAATAATACTATTCTACGACAAGATATTTATCCTTATCAGGAAGAAATGAAATACTGGAATGAATATCTTAAAGAATATGGTACATTTCAACAAAAAAAAGCTGCCATAAACGAAGAATATAACCTTAAAATCAGTGAAGCTACCACCAAGGGTGCTAAGAAGTCCTTGGAAAAAGAGAAGGAAAATAAACTGAAGGAAGTTAGCTTTGAAGAACTAAAATCATCTATCAATTTTGCAAACATATTCGGAAACCTTGATGCTCAGTCTACTGAGGCACTGGTTAAGATGCGTGATAACCTGAAAGAGGTTATAAATAAAGCAGCTAAAGATATAAAACCTACTGATCTTAAAGCGTTGCAAGATGCCTTCAAAGAAATTGATCTAAAAATAACAGTACGTAATCCCTTGGGAGAACTGAAAAATAGTGCAGATAATTATCGTAATGCTACATCTGCGGTAATCAAGGCTCAAGAGGATTTAAATACTGTTATTCAGGGAGGAGAGGTAATAACTAAAGTATATACCAATGAGAACGGGAAATTAACTACTAGATTACTGACTCTTACCCAAGCAGAAAATAACTTGGCCGCTGCTCAATCTGACAGACAAAAAGCTTTGTCAAAGTTAACTCAAGCAGCAAATTCTATCGGGCAAAAAGGCATGGAGGTTGTAAATGCAGGCAATGACGTTGTTGGAATGCTTGAAAACTTTGGGGTGAAGGTTCCAGAAGCCATAAGTAAGACTTTGGATGGTATCGGGCAAGTAATGAGTGGGCTGGAACGAATAGACTTAACCAAACCTTTTAGTGCTATCACAGGTGCAGTTAGCGTTTTGGCGGGCGTTGGGAATACTATTGCCGGATTATTCGGTTTTGGTGGTGCTGACTATTCTCGTTACAATGAAATGGTTGATGAGTATAACAAGTTAAATGAAATATGGGATGAGTTAATTGATAAGAAAAAAGAATACATAGATATGTCTTATGGTCCCGAAGCTGCTAAAGCGGGAGATGAAGCTATTGAAATAGCAAACAAAAGCATTGAGTCTTATAAAATATTAGGAAGAGAACGATTGCAATCTGGCGCATCTGCCGGTTCCCACTCTATTGGTGTTCGTATTCGCAATAGCATGAGTCAGGAATTATGGGATCAATGGGACGAGTTTGCTAAGTCAATCGGCAAAGATCCGGATTTTATAGGAGGAAGACTTTCCGGTCTCTTTAACTTGACGGCTGAACAGCTTGAAAAGTTAAAAGAGGAAGCTCCTGGATTTTGGTCTAAGTTGGATGGAGATGTTCAAAACTACCTCAATAAGATTATTGAAGGTGGAGAGAGAATAGAAGATATTCAGAAAGCCGTTCAAGAACAATTGACTCAGACGTCATTCGATAGTCTGTTTGACAACTTCATAGATACTCTCATGGACATGGATGCTTCATCCAAAGACTTTGCTGATAATTTTGGAGAGTATATGCGAAAGGCTGTATTCACTCAGATGTTCGCAAAGGGATATGAAGATGAATTAAGAAAATGGTATGAATCCTTTTCTGCGGCTATGGGCAAAGAGGGAGGTATCACCTCTTCTGATATTAAAGACTTAAGAGAAGGGTGGGATACTATTGTAAATGGTGCTCTTGAAGACAGAAAGGCATGGGAGCAGATCGTAGGCGGTGGCGGCACATCTACTTCCCAGGAATCTTCCAAGAAAGGCTTTGCTACAATGTCTCAGGATTCTGCTGACGAGTTGAACGGTCGCTTCACTGCTCTTCAGATTGCCGGTGAAGAAATCAAGAATCAAAACCAGCTTCAAACAATGTCCATCCTTGAACTTAAAGCAGGAATGTTGACTATTAGTGCAAACTCATCTGGTATAAAGGACATTGCTAGCGAGACAAGGGATTTGATACGGCTTTCTTACGAGGCTATAACAGACATTCGTGACAATACTAACGTCATGGTGAAGCCTATCCAGCAGATGGCGGCTGATATTGCAGAAGTCAAGCGAAATACTAATGGATTATCAAAAAAGTAATATTATGACAGGAGACCTACTAATCAATAACAAGGACGCCTATACGACGTGGGGAGTCAATATGGGAGACGGGTTCATAGAAGCTATTTACGCTCCACTTCCGATGAAAGATGTGATTGAAAACAAATCACGCCTGCAGGACGGGAAAAGGGTTATAATCGAAAACAGAAAGGTTGACGAACGGGACCTGACTCTTACCTTTACGCTAAAAGGAGTTTCCCCTTCTGACTATATTGCCAAATATAAGGCATTCTTAGACGAAATAACAAAGGGGGAATTTGCAGTCAAAGTTCCGGAACTAGGCGAAGAGGTATATCACTTATACTACCTCCGTTCTCAATCTTTCGGTTTCAATATCGCAAGGACGTTTTCAAAGATTTCGGTTAAGCTGAACGAGCCGAATCCAGCGAATAGGGAATAAAGTTACCACAATTGGCGAATTGTGGTTTATAGAGTTGCCGGATTTTATGTTTTGATGTTTCTATCAACGAACTTTGTGATATGGCAGAATTAGTAGACATCAAAGACATATCCGGCAACATCCGTCTTTCTACTCCTATCAACGAAGGTAGTAAAAGAAAGTTCCAGCTAATGAGTTCTGATTACATTACTCTCAAGTTCTCATTAGCTGAACCTGTCTACTTTCAGCTTGGGGATTACATTGATGACGAGAATATTGGCCTGTTTGAGCTTGTAGACTTGTATAAGCCTACTTACAATACTACTACCGGGGGATATGACTACGAATTAAAGCTTGATGCTTACTATTGGAAGTGGAAAAATAAGAAGTTCTTCTATACTCCTCAAAGTAGTGGAAGAGAAGCTAGCTGGAATTTGACCGATACACTAAAGGTTCACATGGATGTGTTCTTGAAAAATCTAGAAGTGTTAGGCTATCAGTATAAAGGGAAAGTATTTACATGCAAAATTGACGATTCTGTGGATGATTCATCCAAGCTGATTTCATATGATAACATGAACATGCTAGACGCTCTTTCTCAAATGTCTCAAACATTTGAATGCGAATGGTGGATAGAGAAAGATGTAATCCGTTTTGGTCGTTGCGAACATGGTGATCCGGTCGATTTTGAGATTGGTGTTAATGTTAGTGCAATGAATCGGAGTGACAGTCAGACTTCTTATGCAACTAGAATATATGCTTTCGGTTCTACGCGAAATATTCCACAGACGTATCGTAAAAAACTGGTATTCGATGTTAAGAAGGTAAATGGGCGTGATATTTCTGATACATCACGAGTGCTTAATATAGACTATTTTCCTACCGATGACCAGATAGGAGATAAGTTTAAGGCATCTGTGCGGACAAGTGGATATGTCAAAGCCGGGTTGAATGATCTGAATTATGAATCTTTATCAAACAATCCAGCCGGGGGAACTTATGCAATAAAGAGTGAAGGTGCTTCGTTTAATATAGGAACAATAGTCCCTCCAGCCGGTTCATCTGTGGAGAGGGAATATTTACCATCAGGAATATATAGCTGGAGATGGCAGCTTCGATATAAAATCAATGATGTAGAGAAGAGTTATGGTATTGGAGGAAACGTACGCACTATATATGACAATCAGGAAAAAGAACTGACAGATAAAGTTGTCCTAAATAAAGAGATAAATATTGAGCGTGGGGCTACTGATTTGAAGTTATATATTGTCTTCCAACTACCAGGTTCAATTTCTTCTTTAATGATGATACTTGCCGGTTCATCTGGGGATATTACTATTGAGAATGTAGCTAAGTCGGCAAATGCCTCTGTGACATTCACTACGGGACCCAATGAAGGTCAGACATTTGATGCGATATATAATCCCGATTTTCTGATAGGGGAAGCAGCAAATGTTTTGCGTCTTCCCGAAGGAATTAGTGTATCCGCCGGGAATATGTATACCATCAACAATATTATAAAAAGCCGAATCCCTATAAGCTATTTTTCGGATGATAAAGCGTTATTGACGGTTGAAGGAATTGTAACGAAGCACTTAATGATGCCGGAAAGTGTTCCATATATTGATGCTTATCCAAATATGTACACGGAGGAAGCTATTGAGCAGATAATTGTTTTTGACGATATTTATCCTAGCCGTATAGGGGGAATCGGAGATGTATATACGCATCCATATACTGATATTACAGAGAATCCGGATGGTGGCAAGACAGAGGAGAAATGGACTGCGTGGCGATTTAAGGATGCGGATTTGGGCTTTCATTTTTCTGAAAGTTATCGATTATCAGGGGAGGAATTACGCATAGTGTTTCAATCCGGTCCTTTGGCTGGCATGGACTTTGAGGTAATATTTAATCCCTACGACTCATCCTCTGACACATATCAGCCAGAACGCCTTGAAGATGGTACATGGAATCCAAGGGCACAAGTATATGAAGTAAAGCGCAATGATGATTATGGGCGTATGCTCCCGGATGATATTTTGCATCCCACTAGCGGTGATACATATATTCTATATGGGTACGATCCTCAATTCGTATCCGATAAACTTATTCCTGACGCGGAGAAAGAAGTTGAAGAAAGGGCAAAGGAATATATCAACGAATTAAAGCAGGACCCATCTACTTATGACAGTACGATGATGCCGGATTACATCTATGGTGTTGACCCGGACACCGGCATGTATGATCCTGCATTCGCGAAGAAGTTCTCTATTGGTCAAAAAGTAAACCTGATCAATAAAGCCTATTTTGAGGAAGGAAGGATATCGCGAATAATTGGCTATGAATATCCTTTGGATGTACCGTATGATTCTCTGGTGTATACTGTCGGGGAGACAGCTCCTTATTCCAAGTTGGGAGAACTGGAAAGTAAGATTGATTCTCTTACTTACCGTAAAGAAAGGATTAAGCAACAAATAATCAGTAGCGGTGGATCGTCTACTGGTACAGGCGAAGGAACCGCTAAGTTTACAAAAAACGTAGAAGTGACTGTGGATAAGGCGGGATATTTCAAGGCTGGTGATGTTATTCTGGAAGGCACTACAGTGGTGGATGCATTTATTAGAATGCTTTCTCAAAAATCAGTGGGAGAATTGAGAAGCAAGATCTCAACAGCAAATGATGTTGAGTTTGGTACAAGCAAAGGCTATATTACATATACTGCATCCCGGAATGGACAAGGCCCAATGGAATCTGCATATTATGACGAAAATCCTAATAACAAGTTAAATTTCTCTGAAGAAGTTGGCGGCATTCAAACTGCGGTTAGGCAACTGGAGGGGACTTATAGTCAAAATGAGACATATAAAGCTACGGTCATCTATACTGCTAGCGAAGATGGCACATTGCCAAGACAAGAGCTTAAAGATACAATCAGCGTAAACGTTAGGCGCAAATGGTTTGCCGGCATATGTTCTTCTGTCCCTAAGACTTCTGCTGAAGTACGTGCATTGGGATCAAGTGGACTATATAAGGGGGCGGGAACATATAAGTTTGATGTAAACGCATGGAAAATGATCGCAATTTGTCTGCCGGAAGGGACGTTAAGTGAGTTATCCGTCCCTACATCTCCCGGAAATATCATGGAAGATACAGGTATTGTTAGTGGCCCTACTACCATATCAGTAGAAGGAGCTAATGGAAGTACTGCAGCCAATTATAAAATGTGGATTATTCAGACAGAGACAATGAATGATAGTAACACGTTTACCTTTAAAACAGTGTAATTTATGGTTAAGATCAATGGAGTATCATTTGAAAAACAATATAGACGTACCACTTCAAGACCTATTGATAGTACGGATACATGGAAATCCAAAGAGGATGCGGAAAGCTATGCCCGTAATACAGATGCAGAGCCTTATGTTCCATATGATGGTCAGGTTATATCAATTGAAGGAGAAGAGGATATTTATATATTAGTTAAAGATGATACAATATCTACAGAAGATGGTAGAAAGCATTTTAAGCTTCATAAAATATCTACAGAGGAAGGAGCTGATGATAAGTATTTAAGTAAAGTCGATCCAGATTCTGCTAAAGGATTAATTACCTTCTTGGCTGGCATTGACGTAAAAATCAAAGCCGTTATCCAAAAACTAGTTGCTGAAGACGCAACTTTCTCAAAGGAAATATCATCAAAAGACTATGTACAGAATCTCATCGGCTGGATGATTTCTCCCGATGGTCATATTGATGCGAAATCGCTCCATCTCCGAGACTTTCTTGAGGTTCCGGAGCTTCGCTATAACCGCGTATCAATAACTTCGGGAGAAGATTGGCTTGCTCCCGGTGGTGGCATTATTGAATCCGTAAATGAATCTTCTCAGACTCTGACTTTGAAGCTGGAACCGGGAGAAGTTGCAAGCCTTGCGGTAGATGACATTTGCAAGGGTATATTCAACAACAGCACAGGGTTCCAGACTTCTTATTTCCGCATAACTCAAAAGATAAGCAATTCGGAGTTTAAATATACTCTTAGAAGCGGCTATTCATATCATCCTCAGAAGGCTATGCATTTTGTGGCATATGGCAATTTCACAAATGCGGAACGCCAGAAATCTGCTTATTCTACAAAGGACTATAAACGCTATCTCGCAGGAGTAAATAACTGGGAGATTACCTCTTCTATGGTCATGATGCAACTGGGGGACTTGTCTAATCTGGTCATTTCAGGACTGGATTTGTCCGGATATAGCGCATACCTTCGCAATGTATATATGACCGGTACAATTAAACAGCTTTCGCAGGATGGTACTACAGAAGTCCTTGTCCCCGCATTTAAGGGGGAATGGAAAGCGGGAAAGTATTGGTATTACGATGAAGTTACCCATAACGGCAGCACGTGGATATGTATTGAACCTAGTACTACGCAGGAACCGTCTGACTCTTCTACGGATTGGTTGAAAGAAGTATCTAAGGGGGACCCGGGTACTCCGGGAAAAGATGGTGTAGGGGTACAAGATGTGGATGTGCTTTACTATCTTTCGACTTCCTCCAGCACCTTAACAGGTGGTTCATGGTCAACTACCGCTCCGGCATGGGTAAATGGGAAATACATGTGGAGTAAAACGAGAGTGATTTATACTGATGGTTCGACAACGGAAACAGACCCTGCTTGTATTACCGGTTCAAAGGGGGCTAATGGAACCGATGGAAGTAACGGAGAAGATGGAAGGGGGATAACTAGTATCGTTGAACAATACTATCTCTCGACTTCCTCTAGTTCTTTGGTTGGCGGATCGTGGTCGACTACTGCTCCGGCATGGGTAAACGGAAAGTATATATGGACCAGATCAGTAATCACCTATACCGATAGTTCATCGACTACTACGGATGCTATTTGCGTCACAGGAGCGAAGGGAGAAACGGGTATAGGAGTGAAGAGATACAGAGAACAATATTACCTGTCTACGTCCTATAGTACGCCGGCAGGCGGATCATGGTCGTATAATGTACCAAGCTGGACAGATGGTAAATTCATGTGGACGCGAACTGTTGTCACTTATACCGATAATACAACTTGGACGAGTGATCCGGTCTGTGTGACAGGGAGTGCCGGACCTTCCGGTAAGGGGGTAAAATCTTTTGAGATTCTGTATTATCTCTCAACTTCTTCCAGCACCTTAACAGGTGGGTCGTGGTCTACGACTGCTCCTAAGTGGGAGGATGGCAAATACATATGGACTAAAACTAAGGTTACTTATACTGACAATACGACATATGAAAGCAGTCCGGCTTGCTTGACAGGCGGACAAGGAAAGACCGGCCTTCCGGGAGCAATGCTTCGTCCACGTGGAGAATGGAAACCAAATACTGAATATTACCATAACGATGCGTTTATCGATACTGTCATCTATAATGGTAATAACAAACTCTGTAAGGTAACTCATACATCTACTTCTACATTTGATTCTACTAAATGGGATGAATTCAATGAATTTATTAATGTTGCGACAAACGTATTGCTAGCCCAGAATGCGACTATAGATGTGCTTGGCACTTCCGGAATATTTGTTGGCAACCTTGAAAAGACGCAGGGATGGATGATAACTGAAGGTGCTATAAAACACAATCAGACAGGTTTTGAATTAACTGCTGAGGGTGGAATAAACACAGCTAACGGAAAGCTGGTGTTGACTTCGAATAGTACCGTAATCCGTACTAATACCGGTAAAGATATCGCTTTATTTAAAGAAGTGGACGGTGTACCTATGATTGATGCAAAAAATATCAATACTGAAAACTTAGTGGTAACATCTGGAGCTAAAATTGGAGAATGGGATGTTACAGCAACAGGATTAGCTATAACATCACAAAATGATGCTAATATTCTACTTAATATGTCTGGTACAAAATTTTTAAGAATAAATGAAAATAAATATAGTTCATTGATATCTGCTCGTAATGATTCGGGTAGTATCTTTTCGTTAAGTGTTTATGGCTCAGGAAACGGATTGGATATTGTCGCAAATGGTGGCGAAAAGAATTATGGATATGCTATAAAAAGTGCGGGACAGCATCAATTCTACCAACGATCCGGTGATATATGGAATGCTCCGGGAGTCCTTTGGGCAGGTATAATTAGTGAAGATGGTAATATATCACGTTCATGGGGTAATGGGTGTACAGTTTCAAGGACATATCGCAATGGTGCAGGAGATTATGTTATTGAGCATAATGCTGGTAGCGAATATATTCCTATTGCGACAGCTATTCACGGGGTATGGAGTATTGCTTCTGTATCAGATGTTAACCATAACTACTTTCATGTAAGAACATTCCATAAAGATGGAAATTATGGTGATTCCTGGTGCTGCGTAGCTATTATAGGAAGAAATAGAATATAAATATAAAAGCTTATGAAAATAGACTTTAGAACAATCGAAGTAGAGGATATCGAAGGGAATAAGAGTACCGTCGATTACAGCAAAGTTTTTGGCAATGCAATATTTCAAAAGACAGGTGATATTGGTGAGTTAGAAATAGCAAGAAAAATCTATCTTAATGGCGTGGTCGATTTAACTCCAGAACAAGCGGAATCTTTAAAGAAATATGCAGAGCTTTTTGTTCGGGCTATTGATCGTTTGTCGGTTCTTAATGCTCTGTCAGCATGCGAGTAAAAGGAACGATAATCAAAGCAGTCATCTCCATCGACCTCCCTTCTGGATTGACGATGGACGATATAGACTTCTCATGCCGCTTCTTTGTCTATTACTGTTCGAATGCGTCACAGATAATAAAGAAGTCTGAGATGATCCGCGTCAATGAGAATAGCTACACCTGCTACATAGACACAAAGATAATCGGTACGGGTGAAATATGGCTTGAGACTACGGCTTATCTCCCTGACTCTGATTACGAAATCGGTACAAGAGTAGAGATCGACAAGATAAATACTGGCATAAAGACGGTGTGACATGGGATGCATATCTGTACATATAGAGGCGATTAAGGGCATTGGAAATGTATCGGTCAAGGCTGATGAGATGAAGGTTTCCGCTTCGGCAACGGGCATGAAGGTGTCGATAGGAGTTGTCTGTGATGTTGGTAAGCAGGCTTATTTAAAGGTGGACCCTGAATATATATGGCTGATGCCTTCGAATAACTTTGAGGATAACGTCGATGTGTTGTCCAATGTGGTATGGCAGGCTGTGCAGGAAGAATGATATAGTTAATTGAATTGTTTTATTTAAATGTTGTATTATGGCAAAACCTAGTTGGTTAAAATTAAATCCGTCTACCGGATCTGGTAACGGAACAATTGCGAATAGCGCGGACGCTCATACTGGGCGTACAGCTCGTACTGGTACAGTAACGGTTACCGGTGTTGGTGTTTCTACTCCTTCGACCTATAAGGTAACTCAGTCGCCGAAGTCTGAGTTTGCTGCCTTTGATAATGGCTCAGAAATGTCTGCTCCTAAAACAGCGGGCACTGTGACTGTCGAGGGTAAAACAAACTCTTCAAAACTGACGTTTGCGTGGGCGGGAAGCGTAACAGATGTTACTTTGCCTGCAAAGTATAGTGCGAATGGAACTCAGATTAACAATGCGGCTACTATTACCGGTGATCCGGGAGCTACTGCAGAATTTCCTTTCTCTATCGAATTGGAGTTTCCGGCAAATGAAACTATTGAGGAAATTACGAGAACTTTGAAGGTAACAGCCAATGGCGGACAAGCTGCTCAGATTGCTATCAAACAAGCTGCCGGTGATGCTACATTGTCCGTATCTCCGACAGAGATCACTATTTCTCAGAGTGGATCTGCTGTATCCGTGAATGTTACGTCTAACACTTCTTGGACTGCTGCGTAATGAGCATACAGATTCCTTGGAAAGAAGGAGAAGGTAACATCGTTATCACTCCCGGTTCCAATGGGACCGCAAGCGTATCAAGCGATGTTGCCAATGAAGGACTCGACAGGGAGCAGACTGTTGTGTTTAGAACAACTAATAGTGGAGCACAGGCATCTGTCTCCACTACCATCTCGCAAATAGGAAAGAGGCAGGCGTTTGCTGTTGCTGAAGGCCGTTTCTTGTTGTCAGATGGAAGTACGTTTAATGTGATTAAAAAAGAGTTTTCATGAGTGATTATAATAGCGGATTTACAGGGGATAGAGTTGTAGAATTGCTAAACATGATTCCCAATTTGGCAAAGGCAGACTTGTCTAACGCTATGACTGTATCATTGGGCCAGAACGGGTATGCTAAGTTTAACAATGGTTTATTAATACAATGGGGATACAAGACAGGAAGTTCTAGTGGTACTAATACTACTTATACATCAATATCGTTTTATAATGCTACATATGTTCCCGTTATTACTTATTATGAACCGGGCAACGGTATGAATATTGTCACAGGTCTTATTATAAATAAACAGACTAGTTATTTCACGATAAGGAGTAGATATGCAGTGGGAGATTCAAACGGTACCGGTGCAGGAACTAATGATTTTTATTGGATAGCCGTCGGGCGTTGGAAATAAATAATATTATGGCAAAATATTGGAAACAAGGATTCTACGATGAGCTGCAAGAAGGCTCAGTAGAGATAACGGAGGAGTATTGGCAGGAGCTGCTGAACGGTCAGTCATCCGGAAAGGAAATAAAGGAGAGCGAAAGCGGCTATCCCGTATTGGTTGATCATGAGTATACTCTTGATGAACTAAAAGAGAAGAAGATAGCGGACATTAATGCTTATGACAAGTCAGACGCAGTAAACTCTTTCACCCTTGCCGGCAAAGATATGTGGTTAAACAAAGAGGACCGCGTAGGTCTTGTTAACTCAATCAATATTGAGAAGCAGGCCGGAAGACTGGATACCGTTTTATGGTTTGATGCGGTAAAGTATACGATACCTATATCAAGCGCTCTCCTCATGCTTAACTCGTTAGAGCTGTATGCTCTTGATTGCTACAATGTAACTCAGCAGCATATCGCGGCAGTTAGAGGATTGCAGACTAAAGAGGAGGTCGAATCTTACAACTACAAGACCGGTTATCCGAATAAACTAGAGTTTTCATTATAAACAGATAAAACTATGATTTTGACACTACTATCATTATTGGTTTTCGCATCTTATGTTGGTGTGATGATTTACAAGACAAAGGGTATCCCTTATTCTATTTCCGATACCTATTACATTCTGAGTAACAGGTATTGGTTCGGTATATGCATGATTCTCCCGTCTTTGCTTTTGCTTCCGGCCGCACTGGATGCAAGTACAGAAAACAGTCAGTTCCTGATCTTTCTTTCTGTAGTCGGAATGATTGTGTTGGGAGTATCCCCGAATTTTAGAGGAGCGCACAAGAAAGCTCATATAACCGGCGCGGTGATGTCTCTTGTATTCTCTCAGATATGGGTAGTCTGTAATTCGTGGTACTGGTTGCTGCTTTGGGCTGCATTTTTAATCTACGCGATAACGTTTGTTGTAAAGAACTGGTCTGGTAATCTTATATGGGACCTGACGGCATGCAAGTCGATGTTCTGGATTGAGTTAATTTCATTGCTAACCGTTTACTTGACCTGTTTGCTATGAAGGAAGCTATAGTACATACAACTACGGGCGGATTCGCAGCAATCGCAAGCGCTTTCGTCATTGAGTCTCTTCAGAACATGATTCCCTGGCTAATCGTATCATGTGCGGTAATATTATGTGACCTTGCATTTGGGGTAAGGAAAAGCATGTTGATGGGTGAGAAAGTACGTTTTTCTCGTGCGATTCGTGCGACTATGGGAAAGATGGTTACCTACTTTGCTTTCGTCTGCATGGTGTGCATGATTAGCGTGGCAAGTCACAATGAATATTCTATTGATGTTTACTCCTGCTTATTGGTATGTTTCATTGAAGGGTGTTCGATTGTAGGGAATATATTGAAACCAAAGGGGATCAATATAAATGTGATTGGAGCTCTGGGAGTCTTTGGGAAGAAGGTGTTCAAGGTTGACAAGGAAGATGTCAGAGATATAATACAAGAAGAAAATAATGAGTTGAATCAAAGGAAGTAATTATAGGAGGAAAAGTATATGGCAGACGTGAAGAAATTAGCACCGTTTATCTTAAAGTGGGAAGGCGGTTTCGTTAATGATCCGGATGACTTGGGGGGTGCTACTAATATGGGTGTAACAATCGCTACCTATGAAGCGTATTGCAGAAAGAAAGGCTATCCTAAGCCTACGATAGAGCGATTGAAAGCTCTTACTAAGGAAGAGTGGACAGAGATCATGAAGACGATGTACTGGGACCGGTGGAAAGCAGACGAGATCAAATCACAGTCTGTCGCAAATATCCTCGTTGATTGGGTGTGGGCATCCGGTATTCATGGTATCAAGATACCGCAGGAATTGGTTGGTGTAATGCCGGACGGAATTGTCGGACCAAAAACTATAGCGGCAGTTAATTCTAAGAATCCACGCGAACTGTTTGATCAAATTAAGATTGCTCGCTTTGATTTCATAGAGGACATCTGCCGGAAACGTCCTGCAAACAACAAGTTTAAACGTGGATGGCTGAACAGAGTTAACGATATCAAATTTGAATCATAATAAGAGGAGGAATAATCATGAAAGAAACAGCTATAACCTTTACGAAGGGTGAGAAGAATTATGTAAGCGATGCCGTTCAGGTAAATTCTGCGGAAGTAGGATTGCAGATTACATTTGAAAAAGGTGGTAAGCTTTGGGTGTATATAAGCTATGACGGAGAAAACTTCTCTTTTGTAGAGAGCAGAAGTTACGATAAGAAATTCGCTCGTCCGATCGTCGGCCTTATCCCCGGGCAATATCTCAAAATCGAATGTGAAACAGAACCGGTAAAGGCTTCTATCTTTGAATCGGAAGAATAATGGACGCAATAGGATTAAATCCAATTAAGCTTGATGCGATAGGGCTTGATCCTATTCGCATGAATGCGATACGCTTAGGAGTTCCGGGAGCTTCTTCCGGTTCCGGTCGTCCCTACATCGACCCCGAACTACTCAGCCATGTCAAGATGGCCATCTCCACCTGGGGCAAGTCCAACGACGACCCCGACCGGGCTGTTTTGAAGGACTTGTCCGGCAACGGTAACGACATGCGCCTGCTGAACTTCGGATTTGCGGGGAATAGTGGGTATGGGCTGTATAGTACTGATTTTACTAAATGGACTAAGAGACAAATAAATGATTTAGAAGTATCTCCAAATAAAATATCAGTAAGCAATAAAGATAGTGAAACAGCATTAGTAATATGGTTGGATGTAAACAAGAATAGATATGTGATTCCATCTTATAAAATAAAAGTTAGTAAATTAACAAAAACTATAACTTATTATTACATAGACGAAGCAAATCCAAGTATTAGAAGTACTTTTTCTATTAATAAAGAAGGAACATACATACTACCTATTTCACGAAACGATTTATATAATGGGGAAGAAAATACTAATATAGGTTTTGGAATATTCCCTCATGAATCTTTCACTATCGAGCAACTCCCCGACTTCGAAGGCTGGCTATGTACAGACGGAGTAGACGACATAATCGAGTCCGTCAAGCCCGTCTCTGAGATGTTGGAGGGTAGCAATGAGATTACGGTGGTGAGTATTATTCATCAGATAGGATTCCGTGGTATTTCATCTGTGCCATTAACTAATTACATTAGATTGAGTGATGCTTATATAAGAAATAATGTTAGTGATATTAATAAGACTGGAATATATGGTTATACGTGTTCTAATGTTAAGAAATCTAGTTCTATAAATACCTCGGTGGTAAACAATATATTGGGAGATAAAAATGATTATTCTGTACTTTCAACAGCAGACGTATCGACAGCAAAGTTTAGTGTACAAGGATATATAGATGCTAGCGGTAAAATCAACGAGCTTAGTAAAGTCGCCTACGCAGGTGGCTTTATCGCCAACAAAGTCCTAACCACCGACGAAATTAACCAAATTATCGCCTACTTCAACTTGGATCGTCCGGGACAGATTATCAAGCCTCAGTTATACTGTAATATAAAGAAGCAGGGCATCACTAACGACAACCACGCAGAGTTTAACGATCAGTTGATTGACTTTGTAGGTGGTCACAATATCCAGTTGAATAACGTTGCTTGGAAAGGGGAAAGTGGTATTGGTAAATATAATGTAGACTTTGATTCATGGATTCCCCAATTCAATATCGCTGATTGTGTACATGCATCAAACAAACTTTGTGTTACTCGTATAAAGGCTCCTCAGGCTATCTTATATACTAGAGCAAAAGTAAATAGTATGAAGGTAGAAGTGAAGGGAAGCCAATCTTTGGAATTGTTCTATCAATATGTAGATAAAGACGATAATATGATTCTTCTTAGTCTTCAAGGGGATGGCATTTATGACTTGCCTGCTAGTATTGCTTCTGCAAACAACTACTATACAGGATTTCGTGTTAGTAATTATACAGGAGAGTGTGATATAACTATCACTCAAATCCCAGAGAATCCCGACGCCTTACATCTAGACGGTATCTCCGACTTCGGCAAGGCTACCGGATTGCCTATTTTGAAGGACTATACGGTAGCGGCTCTTCGTAAATGGTTATCTCCAAAAGGAGACGGAGGTGGACTTATCTCTAAATCTAAAATTAGTGATAATGGAGCTTTTATTATCGAACAATCAGTCTTTAATGTGACTTCTGGAATACATACTTACTCATTCGGACTTAATAATACAGGTCTCTCTAATCCCGATCTATTTAATAAAAACTATGTTTATCAAACTAGATATAGTTATAATGGTAATTCCATACAGGCAGGTGCAGGCATTGACAGTGATTCTATATGGTTAGGAACACTGAGAGACAACGATACTAGATTTGCTAAATTAGCATTATGGTCTCTCATTCTCTTCCCCTACAGCCTTTCCGAATTCTTGTTGGAGAGACAATTGAAGAAGTACAAGGCAGGCACTCTGTATCCGGATATGATTGAGTGGAGACCGATCGTAAAGAGTAACATCCCTTACTCCTCAATCTCTTACTCAGTTAATCCAGGAGAATACATTGCCGAAGGTAGCACAGTAACTATCACTATAACATTGTCAAATGCTTCTGATAAACTGGTCGGTGTATCATCTAACGCCATCAGCGACATATCCATCTCTGGAGACAATGGTGTCTATAAAGTAACCGGAAAGGTCACCAAGTCTCCTCAGAAGATCAGCATAGTTATCTCCAGCTACTTGACAATGTTAGGTAACGATACTTTAATAAATAATGAAACATTAATTAAAAACGAATAATATGGAAAAGATATTTGATATAGCAAAGGACTCCGAAAAGTCGTGGGGAGTCATTGCGCAAGGGATAGATGGGAACTTCGAGGAAATAGAGACTAAGATGACAGATATTCCGATATCTTCCGTTAAAGAAATAAAAGAATACTCTCATGATGACACACAAAAAGGGTATTATTATGCTTTAACACAAGGTGTGGGAGGAATAGCACCGTTGGAACCAGTGTTATTTTCGGATAGTGGCTCTCAATGGGAATGTATGAAGCTACCGGTCTTTGCGGGCAACATATGCACTATTGCTACTCAAGGTGGAAATAATGGTAGAGCTTATGCCATTACGGACGAATCTCTAAAGATTATAGAAGTGGCTGATGCTAATGTTAATACGTTGAATGAACCTAAAGTTATCACTATCAATGAAAATGGATATTTATATATAAACAATATAGTCGTTAGTGAACCTAAATTTAAAGTGAAAATAACTACCGGATTAGATATAAAAATAGATAAGCTGGTAGAACAATCAGAATTAATAAAAGAGAAAACTGAAGAGCTTGATAGAAGAGTAATATCTCCTAGATACAGAAATAATCCGTATCCTAAGAATGTCCAAAATCTGAAGATATTGTCAATAGGAAATTCTTATACAGACGATCCTACTGCATATTTAGGAGATATTGTGGAGAAGTCAGGAGCGGATCTTTCAAAATTATGCCTCTATATAGCCGTTATGAGCGGGGCTTCTTTTGAGACTTGGGTTGATAAATATAAATCCAACGAGACGGTCACAATATCCAGAAGAGTGGGGGCTTATGATATTGGTAAAACATCCGACACATTAAAAGAATTACTTTCACAAGACTGGGATATAATCACAATACAGCAGGTCTCTACTTTGGCTAACGAATATGACAAATGGGAACCATCGTTAAAAGAGTATATGGAAATATTAAGACGTAACTGCACTAATCAGAATGTGTGTATAGGTTTCCAGTTGATACATGCCTATTGGACTGGTTATGGTGGTGCTCCTGTTGGTATTGCTAGATACAATGAGATAGTTAATAGCGTCAAACGTCTTGTTCAAGAGGTAGGGATAGACTTAATTATTCCGACTGGGACAACAATTCAAAATGCACGGAATACATCATTGCAGACGGAGCATGATATAACAAGGGACGGTTCGCATTTGTCATATGGGGTAGGCAGGTATTTATCTGCCTGCACTTGGTTTCAAGTATTGTTTTCTCCCTTTGTAAATAAATCTATTTTGGGAAATACATCAATACATGTAGTGACAGAGGAGGAAAGAACCGCAGGTGATAATAAATATGGGGCAGTAGATGTCACGGAAGAAAATAGATCACTTTGCCAAGAATGTGCTTTTTTAGCCACTTTAGATATGTATAATGTAACTGATATTAGTGAGTAACATAACGAATTAAACAGTAAAGCATATGAAATACACAGTATTCCCAACAATTGACTTGCAAGAGGTCCCTCAGGAGGAGATAGACAAGCGTAACCTTGTACCTCGCAAGAGTGTAAATGAGAGTGAAACTTTGATGAAATGCCAGCACTATGCTGAGTTATTTCCTCATAAGATGATTAAGACTATTGCTGATGACGGAACGGAAGATCTGTCTTTTCCTTATCCTACCTATGAAGGAGAGGATTTAAATGTTTTGTTGTCTAGTCCGGAGTGGTCTTCAAGTGATAGTATCCTATGAAGTCCCTCCCTTGGATATTAGTCTGCCTGCTTGTAGGTGTGGTCGTGTGGATGCGTTGTAATCCGCACGATCCATCAACGGTGTACATCAAGGGAGATACTGTACGTATCCGGGATACGATAAGGGACACCATTCCCAAACCGGTAAAGGAAACCTTAAAGCGTACCGATACGGTATATTTACCGATCCTGATAGATACCACTACCGATAGAACCGTAGAAGACGATTCTGTTCCGGTGATTATACCGATAACAAGCAAAGAGTATAAGACTGATAATTACCGGGCGGTGGTTAGTGGCTATAAGCCCAGCCTTGATTTGATGGAGGTTTATTTGGAAAAGGAAATCATCACTCTTAAACCAAAGCAAAAACGCTGGGGGCTTGGCCTGCAAGTAGGCTACGGTTATCCAAGTGGATTGTATGTCGGTGGTGGAGTTAGTTATAACTTATTTATGTGGTAATACCGGCACTATCTTCACAGACCGTTTCCGGTATGAAAAGTTTAAGCTTTATTGATATAACAATTGACTGCGGAAAATGTTTAAGAAAGGAGGACAAAATGAGACATTAATTGATCCTGAATAATCAATTCGAGGAACATCTCGGAATGATTATTAAGCACTAAGTTACCGGTAAAGTAGAAGGCCGGTTATCATAACAAATGTAGCTCTTTCGGGGGATAGAGTAAAAAGAACCCCCGACACTAAAGTTGACGCCAATCAAACTTTTAAACATACAAAAGCATGCATAGATAGTGCCAGGGGTATAATGTCCTTAACATTTCTATACATGCTTTTGTTCTTTCAATAACCGTAAGTTTGATTGGCAAAGGCAAAAGTACAATAAAAAATTAAATTACTATGTGTAAGTCAGAGATTTTTGCCGAGATTCTAAATGTTGTTGGAAAAGAAACTGAAGTTTCTACTGAATTGATCCTTTCATCAAGTAAAGTTACTGAAGTTGTTGACGCCCGTTCTATTGTAGTATTCTTCCTCGCTGAATACGGGCTATACCCTGAACAAATAGCGACTTTGCTTCACAAGACATCCGCTAGTATCCGCTACCTTATATCTACTTTTGAAAGCCGTAAACTGGCAAACAAAATGATTGCAATATATCTGCAAAATATTCGCAAATCGCTTGAAAATGAGCTCTGATTTACGCAGTTTCTATTATATACTTTTGTGATGCGGTTGATATTGACCGTGTTATAATTGTATATTAATATGAGTGAAACAAAGACTTACGTTTTCCCGGAATCAGGCGGGAGCGGTGGCGGTAATGGAATGATGGCTATGCTTGCTCCATTATTGCAACAGAAAGGTATTGATCCCAACTTGTTGGTTGCTATGCAAGGAAAGAACAACAACGGATTTGGTGGAGATGGATCATGGTTCATGTGGATAATCTTCCTGTTCTTCCTGTTCCCATTGTTTGGACGCAATGGCTGGGGAAACAATGGAGATGGCGGAAACGGTGGCGGATTTGCCGGAGCCGGTATCCCTAACTTAATTAACAACGATGCAGGAAGGGAGTTACTTATGAGTGCAATTCAGGGGAACGGACAGGCAATCAACAATCTGGCTACTAATTTGAACTGTTCAATCGGTCAGGTTCAGAATGCTATCAATGGGGTGATGTCACAGGTGCAACAGGTAGGAAATCAGGTTGGTCAAAGCTCAATGCAGATTATCAATGCTATCCAGCAGGGTAACTGTCAGATCGCTCAACAGATTGCTTCATGCTGCTGCGAAAACCGTTTGGCGATCTGTCAGCAAACAAACACATTGCAAAATGCCATTAACGGTGTTGCGACTGGTCAGGAAAGAGGCTTTGCTTCTGTTGCATATGAAACTCAACGTCAGACTTGTGATCTGCAAAATTCCATCAAGGATAGCACCCAGCAGATTCTTGCCGGCCAGCGTGCGGCTGAAATGCGTGAAATGCAGAACAAGATTGATAAACTTCGTGAGGAGAATAGCACATTTAAGAGTTCTGCTATGACCTCTCAGATTGTCGGACAGGCAACGGCTCCTCTTGGTGCAGCTTTAAATGATTTGAGTACTCGTCTTGCAAAAATCGAATGTAACCAGCCGGAAGTAGCGAAGGTGCCTTATAGTCCGGTTGTAGGGATTCCTTCTTGCGTTGCAGCTCAGTATGGTCTTTACAATGGTATTGGGGCATGGGGCAATTTTAATGGTTGGGGATAAAAGGAAGGAGGCATTATATGGCATTCATTAGTCCTTTTATCATGGCAAATAAGAATGGTATTCCCAGATTGGAAAGTACAGGTGTTACCGTAGGTACTACCAACGTACGTTTCTCTTTTCGGAATCATCCGTTCCTTTCTGCTCCATTTAGCGGATTGATTCTGTTCCGTTTGGCACAGCCGATCCCTTCCGGTACTACCGGTACATTGCCGGTAGTGTTTGATACCAACGGTGCTACTCAAGCACTGACTACGATCGCCGGCGCAGATGTTACTGCTTCGGATATTACCGGTACCGGAATTTATCTGTGCTACTACGAATCAGGTAGCAACACATTGCAAATTCTTACCGGAGTAGTTTAAAATAATGGGCGGGAGTAATCCCGCTCTTTAAAGAGTTAATAAATTATGCCTTTTCAGAATCTAAGAGTAAACAGCGAGTTTTTTATCCTACACAAGGATAACACTCCATACATAGAAGTTGGCTCCGTCTCCGGAGTTTCTACACCGGTTGCTGAGTTTATGCAGCAGCCTCTCCCTTATGGACAGCCTCCTAGAATGGTGGTTGATGTGACCATCAAGGTTGGTGAGCAAACTGTTACATTTCAGAAAATACCTGCAATGTCTGACATTGCTGATGCAAACTTTCCCGGAGGTGGGAATATGGTAATATCCGGCTCAAGGGAATCGATGAATGCGGAAGTTGCCGCCATGCGCAACCGCTCCTCTGAGATATTGGGCAGTGTCGATCATCATCGTTCCGTCATGGAGTCATGCGACAAGATGCTTCAGGTACTTAATCCGGAATTTGCAGAACGCCAGCGTCAGGAAGCGGAAAATAAAGCGCTTCGGCAAGAACTTAGCGAATTGAAGGCTATGATGGCTGATTTCTTCAAGTCTTCTGAAAAGGCATCTGGTAGTAACAATTCTAAAAAACAATAGTATGATGATGATTGAGATTTCCGAGAGCAAGGTCGAGAAAATGTCCGACTACGCTGAAAAGATGCTTAAATACGGTGGTAAGTTGATGCAATGCATCGAGGAGTTATCCGGTGGTGGTGAAAGCATGGGAAGACGTGAACGTTATTATGACGATGACGACGACCGTTATGACGAAATGGGCGAACGTGATAATTATGGTGGTGGTTCCGGTCGTGGCGGCTATGGCGAGAGACGTGGCGTACGTGGTACAGGACGCTATTCCCGTTACCGTTAATGTTTAATTAGGGAGTGGATTGATTCTACTCCCTATAACTTTATTAAATCATGAGAAGAGAACCTCTGGATATAAGAGATAGAAGACCGGAAGAGATGGAAGCATATCTTTCACACTTTGGATGGCATTTCAACAAGAAAATGTGTGAGTTTGCCGTGTCCTTAATGAAAAAGATGAATCCTCAAACTGGAAAGAAGGAACGTATTGAACCAATCTCCAAAGAGAAGGTTGATGAATTGCTCACCCGTTACGGAATAAAGCTTGAAAACAATGTGTTGTATGATTATGTATATTGGGCTAATCAATGCAAGGCTGATACATTCAAATCCTCCGTGCCGGATGAAGCACACATGGCATTATACATAAAAGACATGGTCGACGATCCGGATGCTCCTGACGGCATGGCAATGTGTATGTGGTACGCTAAGATGAACAGAGCCGGAGAACCGGTAGAGTGGGACGAAATGCTTTGATAAATGATAAGGCAACGGTTTACATTACCCAAGTATGACTGGAGCTGCATGGTTTATTATGCGGTAGATACATATTATACAGAAGAAATACTCGATAATATGCATTCCATCGGCTGCGACGGTGATATGCTCCGTACCGCGTATGATAATATTAGCTCCGGCAATTTGAATACCGGAGTTACTTACTCCAACTTCGGCACCCGGGAAACAGTAATGGTCATTGCCCTTACTTCGTCCCCAAAGGAATTTGCCAAGTCCTGGCGGCATGAATGCGGGCACATGGCTACTCATATTTGCCAGGCGTTCGGTATAGACCCTTACGGGGAGGAAATTCAGTATATCGGAGATGATGTCATCGAAAAGACATGGGAGTATGCCAAGACATTGTTATGTGAGTGTGACTGCTGTAAAAACAAGGTCAAACATTTAATACGCTAATCCATGAAGAATAAAGAAATTAAGAAAGCATTAAAGAGTGATACGCCTATCAACAGTATGTATGCTCTTATTCCAGGCAATAGGATGCAGGCTTTCAAAAAGTTTGCCTCCCGATTTGGATTTACTGAAGAACGAATAAAAACAGTGCTCGAAAATGAGAAACGATAAGCTGGACATATTGCTTGAACAGGCCGACGACCGGTATCACTCGGATTTCTGCCGGCTCCTGTTGGTGATGCTATGGAACGCCTAGAAAGGTGGTTGTATTGGCTGATTCCCTTTGTGATTATTGCAAGGGTTGTATCTCTGTGTTTGTCCCTGGTTATGTAACCGGGGATTTTTTATTCTACTTATAAAGGAGCCTAAGTGTAAATAAGAGTAAGATAATGAACTTTTTTCATCTTTTTTCTGTTATAAATTAAAATATTGGTATTATATTTGCAACCAAAATTCGGTTTTATATGAAATTCAAGTTTAAAATAACGGATGATACCACTATTGAGGATGCGGAAAAAGAACTAGAAAATCTTTATAGTGCTCCTGTAGTGGATCTTCCTTTTAATCATGTGGTTAAGATTGCAGAATTTCTTGGAGCAAAATTACAAGATAGTCCACGTGGTTCTATGGAAAGATTTTACCATCCTTTAGCTCCAACACCTGGCAAATATTTTGGAGTACACGTTGTTCATAAAGGTGGCAATGAAGTCCTAATAAAGAGGACTAATTTTAAACAGTATCTTTATCCGATATTAATTGAAATAATAAGGATAAAGAAAAAGCAATAACTCACTAACCCAATACAATTATGTCACGTAAAGATTTACAGTACTACAAATCATTGGAGTACAATGTTATTATTAAAAAAGAAGAACTTGATGGCGAAAAGTGGTATGTTGCATACTGCAATGAGCTTGGTCTAAATGCTTGTCATGGGATAGGAGAAGATAAAGTATCTGCTTTAAATAGTTTTATTGAGGAAAAAGATGCTTTTATAGAAATGTTGTATGAAAAAGGAGAACCTATCCCTGAAGTTGTAAATGATGAGCAAAACTCAAGTGGTACATTTTCAGTTAGAACATCCTCATGGGTTCATTCTTCGTTGATACAACAAGCTAAAATGAATGGTGTTTCCCTTAATTCTTATGTTAATCAATTGTTAGCATACGGAATTGGGCAACATGATGTTTCATTGAAATGTGAAAGAAAAATAGATGAGATTGATGAAAAGATTACTGCCCAAAATGATATGATTTTAAGGAACCTTAATTCAATTAATTACAAAACAAATAGCTTGTTTTGTAATGCTACTCAATCTCGTTTTTATGAACATACCGAATTTAAATCAGTTGTATAAATATGAAAAATAAGATTACCCCAGAAGAATATTCTTCAATATTAACTTCTATAAAATTAGATAATATATTTCTTTCGGATGGGAATGTTAAGGTGTTTGAGTGTGTATCAGAAGGAGGCTCTATCAATTTAAATTTTAAAGATAAATACTCGTTTTCTGAATCCGAAAGTAATGCTTGTTTTATAGCTTCCTTTAAGCTTGATGGTATAATTGGCGAGCAAGAAAATGCGGAGAAACTATTTACTATATCTGGAGAATTTAAAGTCAGATATAGTAAATTAAAAGAGGTTACAATAACAAAAGATTTCTTTGATGTTTTTAAAGAGATAAGTTTATCAGTATTTATCTGGCCTTATTTTAGAGAGTATATTCAAAATATGATTGTCCGCACAGGGCTCCCTTCTTTTACTCTCCCCGCCAAAATATATGGCGTGCATGATCCTCAATAAAAGGAATCTCTTGTGCTTTGAGGATTATATATTTGGTGAAGAGCTCCTTTCCATTATAACTGCCTCTTTTAAAATGGAATCGCCCGGTATACAACATACCGGGCTTTTTTGTACCTTTGCCGAAAATTAAAAATCATGGAAGAAAACAAATACGATCAAGAATCAATCAGAGAGTTGCTCTCATGGGCACATGATGCCCTAAAGAATAAGACCTATCCGGAAGGCGGACTGGTCTTGGATAAATGCATCAAAGTAATAGACTGCAAAAGTCATATAGAGGCAATGATCCAGATGATAGGAAAAAACTGGGAGAATCCGACGTTTTACCCGACCATTGATATGTTCCGGAAGTTCAGAGCAAAATTGGAAGAAATATAAAAATATCTTGTTTATTTTGCCGTTTCGATTTTTATGTGTATGTTTGCGGCGTTAAACTTCATATTCGATAGGTAAGCGGAAGCCTGCCTTTTTAGACGGGCATTTTTTATGCCTGTAATTACGATATTTATATAAATAACGGTTTGCAATACCCGTGTGGAGAGTTAATAGCCTCCCATCTAACCTATCGAGGGAAGTTTAACGGCGGGTTAAATTGCAGACCGTCTTTTTTTCTGCAATGCCATTAAAATCGTTAAATATTATGGCAAATTTAATCTTATCCAAGGAGAGTAGCGAAAGCGAAATCAAGCGTTATTTTAACGCAGTTCTTGAATTGTCAAAATCTGACAATGAGTTCCCAATCAATCTTGATGAAGTGTGGATGCTGATTTATTCCGAAAAAGGGAAAGCGGTAAGAGCATTGAAAGAAAACTTCATTGAAGGTGTTGATTATAACACCTTTGCCCAAAATGGCAAAACTGAAACAGGAGGTTACAAGGTAATCGAATACCATCTTACCGTTTCCTGCATGGAATTTTTCATTGCTCGCAAAGTTAGACCAGTATTTGAGGTGTACAGACAGGTGTTCCACAAAGTATCCAAACGTGAGCTGTCCCGTAAAGAACTTGCATTAATGGTACTACAAGCCGAAGAGGAGAAAGAACGGCTCTTGTTAGAAAATAATCATCTTTCTGAAACAGTTAACCTACAAACGGAAGAGTTGCAAAAGGCGGCGCCAAAAGTCAACTACTACGACACCCACCTGCAATCAGTCAACACTCTGACCACTACACAGGTAGCTAAGGAGATAGGGATGAATGCGGAAAAGCTCAACTGCAAACTGAAAGAGCTTGGAATACAATACAGGCAATCAGACCAATGGCTACTGAAAGCTCCGTATGACAGATGGGGAATGCACGATGTAAGGATCAACATTTTCACAAGCGAAAGAGGTAATACCCACACCAACACATATACGGTCTGGACGCAGAGAGGCAGGCGATTTATCATTGCCCTATACGAAAATGATTGGAATGTAAAGAAAGCCATCAAGCAAATAAAAGGTGAGCTGAATTCTGCCGCATAATCACACCGCCATGTTAGAACTTTTAATACTGCTGGGCACTCTGTATGCAGCATATAGGGTGTTCCGTAATGGAAGCGAACACTTCTTTTATAACGACTAACAATACAGCTTATACGCTGTAAAT